GTCTAAAATTGAGGTCAAGCTAAACCATGCGGGTGTCGGCGCATTGCTCAAATCAGAGAGTATGCAGTCGATGCTTAGAAGCAGAGCGGAGCATGTAGCCGGGGGCGGGGGCGTCGAGGTGTATGTCGCCGGAACGCGAGCCGTTGCCGAGGCACAAGGCCAAAAAAACAACGACATGCTTAGAAGGCTGAAATGATGATAGAAAAAATCGTATTAGATTATTTGAATGACGTACTGCCCGTTCCGGCACACATGGAAATGCCGAAGAATCCGCCAACGGAGTTTGTGCTGATCGAAAAGACGGGCAGCAGCCTCAGTAATCATCTGAAAAATTCTATATTTGCGATACAGTCGCACTCTAACACGTTATACAAAGCGGCGCTGTTAAACGAAACAGTTAAGCAAGCTATGCTTGATATCATCGTCCTTGATGATATCGCGTCATGCGGTCTGAACAGCGATTATAACTTTACAGACGGTGCTATGAAGGATTACCGCTATCAGGCGGTATTTGTGATTAATCATTACTAAGAGGTGTAAGAATGGCGAATACAGTTACTAACGTAACCGCGGGCAAGCCGAAACTTGGCGGAGCAATCAGCGTTGCTCCTGTCGGGACTGCATTACCTACAGATGCAACGACCGCATTAGATAATGCGTTTGTATCCCTTGGCTATTGCAGCGAGGACGGCCTTACGAACGCTAATACCCGCAGCTCAGATGATATCAAGGCGTGGGGCGGCGACATCGTAATGTCTGTCCAGTCCGAAAAGACTGACACGTTTCAGACTGTCTTTATTGAGTCTCTTAACGTGGATGTCCTCAAAGAGTTTTTCGGCGCTGATAATGTGTCGGGAACGCTTGCGGCGGGCATCACTGTCAATGTCAACAGCACGGAGCTTGTCGACCGTGCATGGGTCGTTGACATGATTCTGAGAAACGGCGCACTTAAGCGCATTGTGATCCCTAACGGCAAGATTACCGCAACGGAGGACATCACGTATTCTGATTCTGAGGTATCCGGCCTTGGCGTGACCATTACCGCATACCCGGATGAATCCGGCAATACCCACTACGAATACATTAAGGCGGCAGCGTAAATGAAAACGGCGACAGGATTTGAGTACGAAATCAACAAAAAGGCTCTTAACAACATGGAGCTTATCGACGCACTTGCAGAAATTGAGGATAACCCCGAAAACCTTACGGCGTCGGTAAAGGTCATTACCTTACTGCTTGGCAAGGAAGGTAAAAAGCGGCTTTATAACCATGTGAGAGAGGCTGACGGCTGTGTCCCCATCGAAAAGGTAATGGCGGAGGTTACCGATATCTTTAACGGCGGGAGCGATGATTTAAAAAAATCATCGTCCTCGTCGGAATGATCGCCGCCGATGAGGATGCTTTAATATGCGATTTCGCAGAGACGTATCATATATACAACTATAGATCTCTGCCGCCGACATACGCGGCTACACTCGCAATCGGTTTGCGGGATGATGCGCGGATCAAAATCAAACTATCAGGTACAAGGGTATCAGCGGAGACAATGCTGCAAGCGGCGTCCGTTGATGCCCTTAACTTTTTAGTATGGGCAAAGACAAAGGACGGACAGGCGGGCAGAAATCGCCCGGAATCCGTTTTGCAAAAGCTCTTAGGCACGGAGACGCCAAGGGAAATCATGGCGTTTACCACAGCCGCGGAGTTTGAAGAAACCCGAAAGAGGTTACTAAATGGCGGGTAAAATCGAACTTGCCGAGGCGATTGTACCTATAGTACCATCTGCCCGCGGTATTAAAGGAAATATAGAAAAAGAGCTTTCCGGCGAGATGACGTCAGCGGGTAAGTCCGGCGGCGAGTTATTCGGAAAAGAGTTAGTCGGAAAGCTGAAAGCTGTCATCGCTGCGGCGGGAATCGGTAAGATTTTACAGAGCGCCATGAGCGAGGGCGCAAAGCTCCAACAGTCCTACGGCGGTCTAGAAACGATTTACGGCGATGCAGCGGAATCAGCCAAGAAATATGCCGTCGAAGCGGCTAAAGCGGGTATATCCGCAAATGATTACGCTGAACAGGCTGTATCTTTCGGCGCTTCGTTAAAACAGGCGTTTGCGGGCGATACAACGGCGGCAATGGAGGCAGCTAATACGGCTATCCTTGACATGACCGACAACGCCGCAAAGATGGGTACGCCAATCGAGAACATACAGAACGCTTATCAGGGCTTTGCAAAGCAAAACTATACCATGCTTGATAACTTAAAATTGGGTTACGGTGGTACAAAAACCGAAATGGAGCGTTTGCTTGCGGATGCTGAAAAGCTGACGGGCGTCAAGTATGACATAAACAGCCTTGGAGATGTGTACGAAGCTATTCACGTCATACAGGGCGAGCTTGGCCTGACGGGTGTAGCAGCTGCGGAGGCATCCGGGACGTTTTCGGGTTCAATGGGTGCAATGCAAGCGGCTTTGCATAATTTCCTTGGAGCGATGGCGCTAGGCGAGGACGTGCGTCCGGCATTGGAGGTCTTGATCGGTAACGCGGGTGTGTTTATTTCTAACAACCTGATACCGATGCTTACACAGATTATCAGCTCGATACCGACAGTAATAACCACAGCTGCGCCGTTACTTTTACAGGCTGTACAGGCATTAATGACGTCGGTTATCGAAATGCTTGGTGTTCAAAGCCTATCGGCGGGCATGTCATCCGTCACACAGTTGGCGGGCGGTTTCTTGAGTGGACTGCCCGAAATGATTACGACGGCGGGAACACTTATCGGCGGTTTTATTGATACGATTGGAGCAGAAGCGCCGGGGGTTATTACAAAAGCCGGGGAAATGATGACAGAGTTTGTTGGAACTATCTTGCAAAATCTGCCGTCTATCTTGGATTCGGGCGCACAGGTCGTTTCAAATCTCGCCGACGGAGCTGTGAAAGCCATACCGGGAATTGTAGCAGCGGCGGCCTCTGCAATAGCCAACTTTTTGCAGACAGTGCTGTCAAATCTGCCGCAGATTGTCGACTCAGGCATCAATTTAGTAACGTCGTGGGCAGAGGGCATGAATAAAAACACGTCTGCCCTGATTTACGCCGTAGCTAACGGCATCAAGCAGATTTTAAGCACAATCGTACAGAATCTGCCGCAGATTCTTGAGTCCGGCATAAAAATCATAGCAACGCTGTTAAGCGGTATTGTAAGACAAGTGCCGAATGTCATTACGACCATTGCGGCGCTTATCGCTGATATCGTAAAGTCGTTCGTCAGTTATGATTGGGGTTCGCTTGGTACACGCATCTTGGAGGGCATTGCAAAGGGCTTGACGTCGGGCGCACATATCATTGCAGATGCGGCTAAGAATGCCGCCAAGAATGCGTTTGAGGCCGCTAAGAATTTCCTTGGCATCGAATCCCCGTCGAAGCTGTTTAGAGATCAGGTCGGCGCTATGATGGCGGAAGGTATGGCAATCGGTTTTGAGGACAACGTCCCGACGGCGGAGATCGAAAGCGCATTGCAGCCGATTGCGAATGTAGTCCCGGATGCGATGGGCGGCGCACAGTACAGCTATGGCGGGTTTGCCATCAACGTATACGGCGCTCCCGGACAGAACGTACAGGAATTAGCCGACATTGTTGCGGATAGAATCAATCAGGCAATCACTAGCAGACAGGCGGTATTTGCATGAAACACTTTTTCACGTTAGACGGGAAATCGTCGGCGGACTTTAATACGTTCTTGGCATCTTCAACGATGTTTGATGCTGCCGAGCGTGACGTCGAGACGGTCGAGATACCCGGCAGAAACGGAAATATAATCTATGACAACGGGCGCTACAAGAACTTTGCAGCGTCCGTTTATTGTTATATCCCGAAGGGCATGCAGACGTATGTCCGTGCGCTGAGAAATTGGCTGTTAGGCAAAAGCGGTTACTGCCGTTATGAGGATAGCGTACATCCTGACGAGTACAGATTGGCACGATACACGAGCGGCTTTGAGCTAGAAGAATATGACCGAATCGGTGCAACTGTTACGCTGTCGTTCGACTGCAAGCCGCAGCGGTTTCTCAAATCAGGGGAAACCGCTAAGAGCTATGCATCCGGGGCTGTTATCTACAATCCTACGGCCTGTGATGCACTGCCGCTTATCGTTTGCACGGGTAACGGCACTATAACGCTTGGCGATGTAACGATGACCATTAGCGGCAACGATGGAGAGATTTACATCGACTGCGATACACAGAATGCCTACTTAGGGACGGAAAACAAGAACGGCATGATAACGGCAGACTTTCCGAAGCTGTCGCCCGGCGATAATGCCTTGAGCTACGAAGGGGTTACAGACGTGCGGATCACGCCGCGGTGGTGGACAGTATGAGGCCGATACTATTTGATGCTGACGCGACAACATGGGATACAAACGGACTTGGACGGCTTGACGCCATATCATGCGTCGTGCGTGAAGAATTAAACGGCCTGTATGAGCTTGAGATGACATGCCCTGTCATGAGTACACTGTATTCCGAGCTTGTGGTGTCCAATATCATCCTTGCAAAGCCCTGTGATGGGGCAGAGCCGCAGCCATTCCGTATTTACAAGGTTGGGAAAGCGATGGACGGGCAAGTCCGAGTATATGCCCGTCACATAAGCTATCAGCTTGGCTGGATTCCTGTAATGCCGTTTAACTATTCGTCATTGTCCGACTGCCTGACGAAGCTAGTATCACAGAGCGCGTATCCGAATCCGTTTACTTTTGAAACTGACAAGACAGTGACAACGGGCGGCGCATTCACTCAGCCGCTCCCGTGTAGGTCGATGCTTGGCGGGGTACAGGGTTCGGTCTTGCAGCGGTACGGCGGCGACTATGAGTGGGACGGGTACACAGTACGGCTGTTGACAAG